TAATCTCCAGATAAATACATTATCTGGAGATTATTATGGCAGGTGCTACATTAGACCAATTAAAAGAAGACTTATTTAGAAATTTACGACTACGTTTAGGTGACGGAATAGTTGACCTTGAGATTGGGCCCGAACACTTTGAATCAGCATATAGATATGCTATTAGTATCTATCGTCAAAGGGCACAGAATTCTACTGAAGAATCTTATACATTGTTGACGTTAGAAAAGAATGTAGATGTTTACACTTTGCCTAGCGAATTCATTAACGTAAGACAGTTATTTCGTAGAAGTATCGGGATGGAGACTGGTCCTGGTGCATCAGCATTTGATCCATTCTCAAGTGCTATTTTGAACACATACTTGCTTAACTATAATTATGCAGGTGGTCTAGCTACATATGACATGTATGCAGGATATGTTGAACTAGCCGCACGTATGTTCGGTGGATATGTAATATTCACATTTAATCCAGTAACTAAAGAATTACGTATTGTACGTGATGTAAAAGGTAGCGGAGAGCATGTATTGATTTGGGCAGACATTCAGAAGCCTGAAGCAGTATTGCTACAGGATCCGGGTGCAGGTGTTTGGATTAGCGACTGGATCTTAGCTATCCTTAAGGGCATCATCGGTGAAGCACGTGAGAAGTTTGCTAGCATTGCAGGACCAGGTGGCGGTACAAGTTTGAACGGTGCAGCCATGAAAGCAGAATCCAAAGAGATGCAAGCACAGTTACTAGAAGACTTAAAGCGTTATGTAGATTATAGTCAACCATTGACTTGGGTACAAGGCTAAATGAGAGCTATTGAATTTTTACAAGAGAGCTTAACTCCGCCTAATAAGTTTTTATCTAAAGCAGAAAAATTAAAAGCCGGCAATAAAGTTTTCTATAAAGGCAAATTAGTAGGTATTGCCACCGGTGAAATTAATGGTGATAGAGTTATTTTTAAACCTTTTGCATCTTACGGTAACTCTGGCAATTTTGCTAGTTTACCTATTGACCAAATAAGCTTACGAGAAGGTAAACATGTTCAAGGTGTGGCGGAGGGCAATTTTGATTCCTTCAAATTTGGTAAGCCGATTACTTTTACAGCCTACCATTCTTCTGATTCAGAAATAAAAAAAATTCTCCCAACAGACGAATTTTATTTCAGTGATGATAGATACACATGGGAAGGAAACTATCTTTACAAAATAAAGATAACTTTGAAAAATCCTTATGTCGTGCTGGATCAGAAAGCAGGGTACGAAGGTCATGCTACAGACTCTCTTCCAAAGATAAAGGCAGCTGGGTATGACGGGGTTATATATACCCCGCATTCTGTTGATTATGGGTTTAGACAAGGCGTTTGTTTTTACCCACAACAGCAAATATCTAACATCAAGTTAGTTAACTCTGATAGTGGTAAATAATATAATTAAAGATAACCTAAACTCTTTACTTTACCGCTCTCCTGTAGTACAATATGTATTACAGGAGTTACCATATGATTATTGGAGTTACAGGATTGATTGGGTCAGGTAAAGATACAATTGCTGACTATCTTTGCACATTTCACGGATTCAAACGTGTTAGTTTTGCGGCCTCATTGAAAGACGCAGTAGCCGCAGTATTTGGTTGGAATAGAGATTTACTAGAGGGTTCAACTAAGTCTAGTAGAGAATGGCGTGAAAAACGTGATGACTGGTGGAGTGACCGATTAGGTATGGAAATTACACCTAGATGGGTACTACAATATTGGGGAACAGAAGTTTGTCGTAATGGATTTCATAAAGATATCTGGGTTGCTAGTGTAGAGAACAAACTACGTCAGACAGACGAAAATATTGTTATTACTGATTGCAGATTTGCAAATGAAGTTAATTCAATTAAAAGTGTAGGTGGTGTGACTATGAGAGTTAATCGTGGGTCACGTCCAGTATGGTATAGTGCCGCAGTTGATTACAACAATGAATCTGAAAGTAGCGAACAATATCAAAAAGCCAAGTTAATACTAGAAGGGCACAATGTTCATGCAAGTGAGTACAGTAGTGTAGGATTGTTGTACGACTACTATATTGACAACAACGGAAGTATTGATTCATTACACGGGCAAGTAAACTCAGTAGTCAACTTCTAAGTCACCCCTACGCCAAGTAACTTCTTTACGTTTGACAACTTCTACACAGTTAAGACAGATACTACGTAAGTTTATTAGTTCGTTATTATCTAAGTTACCGTCAATGTAGAAGACGGTAAGCTGACTAGTAAACAATCCCTTAAAGCCGCATAAATCACATGCGGCTTTTTTCTTGTATCCTGCTTTTTGCCAGCTGGGTACTCTAGCTTTTTTCTTATTATTCTTACGACCACACTCATCACATTTAGACCGATAGTGTATTATGTCATTACGTTTGTAATTAATAGCGCAAAAGTTCTTATTGCATTGCTTACATATAGGTCTCATAGTGATATTTATGATAGGAACCTTCGAAGGCACCATTTTCGGCAGTTTTTACGTCCTTCTGATAAATATTAGTACGTTAGGGCGTTAACCCTCAAAATCATAACACAAAAGGAAAACAACATGGCACTAGTATCACCAGGCGTACAAGTTACGATCATTGACGAAAGTCAATACGTTCCATCAGCCTCAAATTCAGTCCCTTTAATTATCTTAGCTACCGCACAGAATAAAACAAATGCAGCCGGTACTGGGGTAGCAGCGGCAACTACAAAAGCTAACGCTAATAAATTATATCAAGTAACAAGTCAACGTGACTTAGTAAACTTATACGGAAATCCATTTTTCTATAAGACAAGTACAAATGTACCTATTCAAGGGTATGAGTTAAATGAATATGGTCTACTAGCCGCTTACTCATTATTGGGTACAACAAATCGTTGCTTTGTACTACGTGCAGACGTAGACTTAGCAAGTTTAACAGGATCTATTTCCCGTCCATTGGGTGACCCAGCTGATGGCACTTATTGGTTAGATACTACATCAAGTGATTGGGGAATTTACGAATGGAACAGTACAACACAGAAATTTGTAGAGAAGACTCCGTTAGTAATTACTGACAGTACAGATTTGACTGGCGACTATCCAAAAGTTAGTTTAGGTAATGTTGGTAGTTACGCAGTTATTGCATCCCAACCAACAACAGGTCCTACAAGTAATTCTACTTATTTTTATAAAAACTTGGATAATGTCTGGGTTCAATTGGGTGGTGTTGACTGGAAGAAGAGTGTCCCTACTGCGATCGGTGCAACTTACAATCCTACAGTAACAGTGGGTGACAAGTTTGAAATTATTACTTCTAATTTTACATTAGAAATTACAGTACCTAACAGTCCTAATAACGATATTGATGGTGTAGTATCTGCTATCAATGATTATGGAATCGATGAAGTATTTGCGGAAAATGTAGGTAACAAGTTATACATATATTCTGCACAAGTAAGTGCTAATTCTTATGTTACTGTAAACAATCTAACAGGAACTCCTTTAGAAGATTTAGGGTTAGTAGATGGTAAAACGTATTACCAATCACTTACTACATATGGCACATCTGCTCAGATGCCATTATGGGGTAGCTCACAATCTCAACCTAGAATATCAGGTTCAGTATGGATTAAGACAAGTGTTACAGGCAGTGGTGCAAATCTATTACTTTCTAAGTACAATAGTATACTAGATCAGTATATTGTACAAAATTGCAATATGTATTCTTCTGATTGGGCAGCTACATATGCGTTAGACAGTACAGGAGGAAAAGCTATTCCAGCTGGTTCTACTTATGGTCAATATGGTTATATGAATAGTTGGACCAGTGCTCCTGTTATTCTTAAAGAAAGACTGGCAACAGGTGCTACAGTAGCGACTGGTACAGACACAAGCCCAACATTTACTAACAATGCATGTATTAATGTACAAGTTAGTGTACCGGGTAGTAGCAGTTTGTCGAGTGTCTACACAGTGCAAATGCCATCAAGTGGTACAGTTGATGCAGTAGATTTTGTTACTGCATGGCAAGCTGCTGGTATACCAAATACTACAGCAATTGTTACGAATGAAGGTTCAATTCAACTTTCACACACTCAAGGTGGTCAGATTATCATTGATGACTATGTTAATAATTTTGGTGTTGTGCAAGGTACTAGCAATGGAACTATTTCTGATTCAGGTTTAGATGGTGCAATTAATGCAGGATTTGGTCCTTTCAGTGTGTTTACAGCAGTAGGCGAAACAACAGGCGGTACCGGACAAGCTGAACCAGCTGGTCCAGCAACGTTTACTATTACTGCAGCTGGTCTTAGTTATACTGCAAATGCTACTCCAGTAAATGCCGGTGAAAACTATTCAGTAGGTGACGTATTGACTATTACAGGTACTCAACTAGGCGGTGATGCTCCTGCTAACAATTGCTCTTTGATAGTAACTGCAGTTGATACACTATCTGGTGCTATTATTAGTGCTAGCGTATTGCAAACAAGTGTTGCTAAAGCTAGATATACTACTCAAATAAGTAACTGGATAAGTTTAGATTATACAGCTAATGAAGGTGCTCCTGCATCTAATCCACTCAACAACACTAACTGGTTCTATTCAGTAGCTGATGAAGTTGATATTATGGTTAACCAATCAGGTACTTGGAAAGGTTACAGAAATGTAAACTTCAATAGCGATGGTTTCCCGTCAGCAACTGGTTCACCTGCAACTGATCCCGATGGTCCAATCTGTGCCGCAGTTGCTCCAACTGAACAAAGTGACGGTACTGCGTTGGTATATGGTGATCTATGGATTAGCACAAGTGCTGCTGACCTAGAAAACTATCCAGTATTAAGTCGTTGGCAATCAGTTGACGGTGTAGATCAATGGGTGTTAGTTGATACTACTGACCAAGTAAGTAGTGAAGGTGTATTGTTTGCTGATGCACGTTGGGCTAGTTCTGGCGCAGTTGATCCAGTTAACGATCCGATCCCAACAATCGTTTCTATGCTAACAAGCAACTTTACAGATTTAGATTGTCCAGACCCTGATTTGTACCCAACAGGTATGTTGTTATTCAACACACGCCGTAGTGGCTACAATGTAAAACAGTTTAGAACAAACTATTTCACTGCAAACAACTATCCAAGTGGTTCATTACCGAGTCAATCATATACATGGGTATCCGCAAGTGGTCTAAACACTAACGGTTCACCATATATGGGTCGTAAAGCTCAACGTAACATAGTTGTACAAGCATTGCGTTCAGCAGTATCTACAAATATGTCAATTCGTGAAGAGGACACATATTTCAACTTAATGGCTGCTCCTAACTATGTTGAATTACAGCCTGACATGGTTACATTGAACAATGAGAGAAACAATACAGCGTATATCGTTGGTGACACTCCATTGCGTTTAGCAGACCAAGCAACTGATATTCAGAATTGGGCTACAAATGCAGCCGGTGCAAGCTCATCAGGTGAAGATGGTTGGGTTACACGCAACGAATACTTAGGTGTATTCTATCCAAGTGGTATCACAACAGATACAACTGGTGCACAAGTTGTTGTTCCTGCAAGTCATATGATGTTACGTACATTCTTACGAAACGATGCTGTAGCTTATCCTTGGTTAGCGGCAGCAGGTACACGTCGTGGTACTATTGACAACGCATTGAATATTGGTTACTTAGATGCAACTACTGGTGAATTCCAAGTTATCAAGAATCGTCAAGGCATTCGTGATGTATTGTATACAAATCAAATCAACCCATTAGCATTCTTTACAGGTGTTGGATTACTAAACTATGGTAATAAGAACAGTAAAGACACAATGAGTGCGATGGATAGAACAAACGTAGCACGTTTAGTTTGCTACATCCGTGAACGTCTACAAGTTCTTGCAAGACCATTTGTGTTTGAGCCTAATGATGCATTAACACGTAATCAAATTGCAGGTGTTGTACAAACATTGTTTATTGACCTAGTTGCAAAACGTGGTTTATATGACTACATCGTACAGTGTGATACACAAAATAACACACCAGCACGAATCGATAGAAATGAATTATGGATTGATATTGCAATTGAGCCAGTGAAAGCGGCTGAATTCATTTACATCCCGGTTCGTATTGTTAACACTGGGGCCTTATCAGCATCAGCATAATATAGTCCCCCTCGGGGGACTTTTATGATAAGATAAATAATTATATAGGAGAAATAACATGGCAACAGCCTCACAATCACTGTTCAATATGACCGTAGGAGCAGACAACACACCTAGCTCTCAGGGCCTATTGATGCCTAAATTGCAATATCGTTTCAGAGCATTATTTTTGAACTTTGGTACAGGTGGCTCTACACAAGAGCTAACCAAACAAGTTATTGATATTGCAAGACCCAGTGTTTCATTTACGGAAATACCAATTGATATTTACAATAGTAAAATATATCTAGCTGGTAAACATGAGTGGACCACTACAACTATCAACATGCGTGATGACGCAGGTGGTAACGTTAGTAAATTAGTAGGTCAACAAATTCAGAAACAAATGGATTTTGTTGAACAAGCTAGTGCCGCAACTGCACAAGATTATAAGTTTGAAATAAACTATGAAGTACTAGATGGCGGAAATGGTTTAGCTACACCAACAGTATTAGAGAAATGGGAACTTTATGGTTGCTTTATTCAGACTGTTAACTACAACAACATGAATTATAGCTCAAACGAAATGGCTACTATCTCATTGACTGTACGTTATGATAATGCTATTCAAAGCCCATTGACATCTGGTATTGGTACTAGTGTAGGTCGTGCATTTGGTGGTACAGCAGTAACTGGTATTGGTAGTTAATAACTAATGGCAGGATTCTTCCAAGACTTGTTAAAGGACACTGTCAAAGGATTCTTTGGCAGTGAGTACCTTCGTGATTATACTCACGCTAGTAAAACGTTTAGAACTAACTCTTATCAGTTTTCTCCTAAATATAAGTTCTTGTTTCATGTCTACTTTGACATAAACTATCAACTATTAGGTGATAGCTTTCAATTTCCTGATGGGACTAAAAACTTTTTCGGGTTAGCAGTTAAAACTGTTCAATTGCCTAAGTATACATTTGATTTGCACACAATGAATCAGTACAATCGTACTAGAATTGTGCAAACCAAAATCAAATATGATCCTATCAATATCACATTCCATGATGATAATGGTAATTTGATTAGAAAGTTATGGTATAACTACTATTCATACTACTTCAAAGATAGTGTACAAACTGATCCATACGAATCATATACACCTACTCCATCATCATATGGTGGTAAACCTTCATACGGTAATTCAGGTCAATTAGATATGAACACACGTAATCTATATCAACCTTCTATCACGGGTAATGATGATTGGGGTTATGTAGGTGAGTCAGGCAACGGACAACAAACTAATCTAGGCGCAACTATTGGATCTAGTAAAGCTCCGTTCTTTAGATCAATCAACGTATATGGTTTTAATCAACATAACTTTGTAATGTACAAGTTAGTTAATCCTATCATTGAGAGTTTTAGCCACGATACATATGATTACTCTGCTAGTAACGGTATCATGGAACATCAAATGACATTGCGTTACGAGACAGTTAAGTATTACGAAGGTGCAGTTGATGGAAAAAATCCTAGCAAATATGTTCCTGAGTTTGGTGATATAGAACACTATGATAGAACACTTAGCCCTATTGCAAGACCTGGTTCTAATTCAAGTATATTAGGACAAGGTGGTTTAGTTGATGGCATCGGTGGTACAATGCAAGACTTAAAAGACGGTAACTGGATTGGTGCTATACAAAAAGCAGGAGCAATGAAGAACACGTTTAAGAATCCTCAAAATATTCTTAAGATTGCTAAATCAGAAGCTTTATCTACCGTAGCTAATTCGATTAACCCTCCTCCTAATTCAAATAATCCGTTTAAGTTTCCTGTAGCTGACATAGCTAACAATATCAACGGCAACATATCAAACTTTTTAGGTAAACCACCTAGAGTGGGTTAAATAATATAGAACTAATATTATGGCCCTTATTGACGAAACATATTCAAATTTAGATAATACTGTAAAGATTTTTGATTCTTTCTACAACTTCCAAACGGTAGTAAACTCAAACGAATATGATATAGTGTATTCGTACTTCTTAGAAATATCACAGAGTAAAAGCATAGCAAAAAACTTCACAGCCTTTTTATTTAGAATTGCTAATGTCATTGGGGAAGATGCATTATCATTACTAGACTATATTAAAGGTAAAAGTAAGTTACAAACTACTGCACTTATGGCGTACTATCTCAACGGTATAAAAAGCAAAACAACTTTATACGGTGTTAGTATAGAGCCAGTACCAAACGAACCTGTTCAACGTAACATTGTGGTATAATGGCAAACTTTGCACAAGGTGTATTCGTACCAACTAAACCAGAAAAATATGTAGGTAAACATAAACCTAGATATCGTAGCGGTTGGGAGTTTACATTCATGCAATTCTGTGATAAGAATGATGCAGTATTGCAATGGGCAAGTGAAGCAATTTCAATACCCTATCGTAACCCATTGACGGGTAAGCCATCTATGTATATCCCTGACTTTTTTATTGTATATCAGAATAAGTTTGGTAAACAAATAGCAGAGATGGTTGAAATCAAACCCAAGAAACAAAGTATTATTGAAAGCAAAAAAGCTAATGCTAGAGATAGAGCAGTGGTAGCACTTAATCATGCTAAATGGGCAGCAGCCAATACATACTGCAAGCGAAGCGGCATCACATTTCGTGTAATTACTGAGGATGACCTTTTCTACAAGGGCGGCACCCGCAAATAAATACTACTATAATAGGATAGTTGTATGACCAAAAAACTAAGTGAATTGTTTGATCTTCCTGATTTTGAATCAGAAAAGGAAATAAACGAATCCAACATTGAAAAAGCTGAAGCTCAAGTAATCACGCAAGAAGCATATTCTAATCTAGAAAAGATTGAGAATGCACTTCCTCAAGTTAGGGGATTAGAAGCAAGCGACATTGAGATGGATGAATTAGCTAGTCTAGCAACTAACAGCTATAAAGACTTGATGGATCTAGGTATGCAAGTTGATAGTAGATTTGCTAGTGAAATCTTCAATAGTGCTAGTAGTATGTTAGGTCATGCAATCACAGCAAAAACAGCTAAAATCAACAAAAAACTTAAAATGATTGACTTACAACTTAAAAAAGCATCATTGGATCATAAAACACAGTCTAAGATAGAAGAAATACAAAGCACCCCACTGGGCGAGGGCAATCTATTAGATAGGAATGAACTACTAAAAACATTGTTGGCAAACAAAAAAGACAATAGTGATAAATAATTAATACAGGAATAAAACAATGAAGAGCCTACGTCATTATCTAACAGAGAGTGTCAGAACATATCAATATACTATCAAAATCTTAGGTGATTGCGATGCAAAGTTTATGGAAATGTTCAAATACAATCTAAGTAAATTCGATCCAGTAAAGATCGACACACCTAAATCCACACCTATAAGAAAATCTATTCAAGGTTTTCCTGATGCATCAAATGATTCGTTGACTATCATTAAAGTTGAGTTTAAATACCCAGCTACTGAGCCAATGATTCAACAATGTGCTCAAGCATGTGGTTGTAATATTAATCGTGTTAGAATGCAAACAACTGAGTTTGCTGATAGCATTGAACATACAGCGGAGCAGTATGCTAATCAAGTTGATGACAGTCCATTGTTGTTAAAAACTGAAATGGCAGATGATGGTAAAGAAGCTAGCAAAGAATATGCTAATCAATATCTTGACCGTGTCATCCCTAAAAAATCTAGCATTAATATTCCATACGATGCGCCAAAGACTGCTACTCAGCCTAACAAAAGTAAAGAAGGTATTAATACAATTAGTCCTATGAGTAAAATGACTAGGCCGCAACTTCCTCCTACAGGAGCAAGAAGATAATGATTGACTTTTCTACTACACAAATTAGTTGGATATTAATTGGTGCCTGCAGTATAGGTGGCACTGGTTATATGACAATGGATGGTAAAATAGGTGAGATGGATAAAAAACTTGCAATAGTACATACTAAAGTAGAAGCAAGTGAAAAAAGATTAAGTGATGCTAATGCTCAATTAGACCGCATTGAGAACTTAATCATAAATCAAAATAAAGGATCAAAATAATGGATTTCAGAAGCATGTTAGAATCATTAAGCCAATTATCCGAGGCTACGAAAGAAGTCAAGGGTGGCAGAGTACATACTGCTGAACCAGGTGGATATGGTCGCAAGGATGACGAAGATGAAGAAGGCAACAAAGTTAAAGCCAAATCAACCGAGAAAAAAGGTCGTGGTCGTCCCAAGAAAGACGCTGACGAAACAGGTGAAGTAAAGAAGTATGACACTAAACATCTTCACAATGTATTTGGTGGCGGCAAAAAGCCAGAAAAAGATATTGGTAAGAAAAGTAAAAAGCACAGCTTAAAAGAGTTCATTGAAGAAGTTGAAAGTCAGAAGACTCTTAATGAGAATGATGATTACGAAATATCAGCAGACAGAATTGCCGGTATGAATAAGATTCATAGAGATTATTATGAAAAGAATCCGCATTTTGCACGTAGCCATGAGAAACAAGCTATAGGTAAAACAATTGATGCTAGCGGTAAACCTGTTACAGCACTTGCAACAAAAGTCACACCTAAGTTTATTAAACCACAACAAGTTAAACGTATACCAAGTGGTTCTTTCAAATCGAATGTAGAAGAAGAAAGTCCAATTCCAATGACAGGTACTGCTCCTCAAGCAGGACAAAAAGTAATTGTAAAGCCAGGCATGCCAGCTGGCAAACCATCTGCAACAATGACTACACAAACAGGTCAACAAGTTGCTAGTGGACCAGCAGATCAAATTAAAAAGTTAGGTGATTTAGTTAACATGGGCAACGTTACGTTAACTAAGCCGGGTTCCAATCAACCATTAGCTGAAAAAGCAGTAAGTAAGAAGCAACAAAAATTCATGGGTATGGTACACGCCGCTCAAAAGGGTGAAAAGCCAGCAAGTAAAGAAGTTGGTAAAGTAGCAAAGACTATGAAGAAATCTGATGCTAAAGACTTTGCAAGTACTAAACATAAAGGCTTGCCAGAGAAAGTTAAAGAAACAAAAGATTTACCAGGTGATCAAGATAAATTAGATGTTGCACCACCAAAAGGTAAATTGACTAAGGCTGATTTTGAAGCCTTAGGTAAGAAGAAGAAAGTAGATGAAAGTATGAACATTTATGAAAGTGCGGTCAAACATTTTGTTGATGATTTGATTGCTGATATTGATAGCGCACCTTTCCGTAGCGCATTTAACATTAAAGGTCATAATGCTGAACGTGCGGAAAAACAAATTCTTGCGGCAGTACAGCATGATGACAAGTATAATGGTCTAAGTGATGGCGCACAGCGTTCTCTTGTAAAGATTGCATTAGACTTCTTTAAAGATGAAGGTGAATTAGATGAAGGAATTAGAACAGGTACTGTTCCAATGGGAAATACATCTACACTACCGTTTGGTGCTAGGCCAAACATTGTGCAGAAACCTGCAGTTATGCGTAAGCAAGCAGGATCTGATTTCCCGTTGAGCCTCGGACAAGTTAATGATACAAGTAATACATTAACTGATCCTAAAACAACAACTGGTTTAATGAGGGACTTAGCCAAGAAAAGTCCTTTTGCCCTAGAAGGAAAAAACATGAAAGATATGCAAGTTGAAAGTTGGGAAAAGGAACTTAACTCATTATTAAATGAAGGCATTACAGTTTCTAGCAGTACAGGTCAGCAAGGCTCACCTGATTCAGTAAGTATTAATGCTACTGATGCAGATGCACAAGAATTGTTAGCTATTGTACGTCAAGCAGGGTTAGGTGTATTTGGTGGTGATAAGCCTACTAGTGCTTATGGAGCGCCAATAGATGCACATGCACATGGTGCAGAACCTGAGGGTCACGGTGTTGAGCCTGAAATGTCACCCTCAGTAGTTGGTGACGGCGATGATATGTTAGCATTGATTAAAAAGATGACCGGTATTGAGACTGGTGCAGAAGCTCCAGCTACTGGTGAATTAGAAGTTACTTCTGACTACGAAGATGAAGAAGGCGAAGAAGATTCTGATAAACAGTCTTATGATGACGAAGAAAATTCTAAAGAAGAAACTACTGATGAGGGCGTTGTAGGCGCTGGCATCGGCGCCGGTCTTGGTGCACTAGTGGGTGGCCCGATGGGTGCCGCAGCAGGTGGTGCAATGGGCGGTAGCTTAGAAGAAGAAGAAGTCGAAGAAGGCAATAAGTATGCATATAACGTATTAAAGGCTAAACAAGCAGGTAAGAAAAAGGCTGATTTAGACGGTGACGGTGATATGGAGCAAGTAAAAGAAGAAGGTGATCAGACTTGCAACGAATGTGGCGGAGCTATGTATGAGGGTCACTCATGTGATAGTGAACAAGTAGAAGAAAACTTCTCTAATGACGCCGGTGGTGATGCAATGGCTAACACAGAAATGATGAAGCTAAAAGCATTGTTATCTATGGGAAATGATATGCACAAAATGAAGCATAATAACACTGTTGGTAACCCAACACAAGTAGCATTCCGTGAATCAATCAATGATTGGATGAAATTAAGCGGTATTAGGTAATATAAAAAGCTATAAAATAGCTCGGTTAACCGAGCTATTTTTTTGGAACCTAATGTGCTACAAAATTTGATAAATACTCAATAAGGTTGGATATTTATGTCTCAAGAGCTAATAGACTTTGGCGTGTTCCCTAATGATCCTGATGCGGATGCCATTAGAACTGCCTTCCAAAAATCACAAAACAATTTCACTGAACTATATACGTTAACGGTATCTACTGGTGTTGTAAGCGTACAGCCGGGTGCTGGTATATCAGTAAATCAAACACAGGGTAATGTTACTGTTACTGCTAATATTTCTAGCGTCACAGTTCAAACTGCTAACAATTTACGTGTTGGTATAGGTACACCAACAGGTCAGACTGCTACAATCACAACAGCAAGTACCCCTATTGCAATGGATTTGGCAGCTAATATTGTAGTTAATAAAGTAACTGCTAATTTTATTTCAGGTGCATTAACTGCAGGACCACAACCGGGTATTACTGGTATTGGTGCTTTAAATAACTTAACTGTTACAGGTGATATTACTGCAAGTAACTTCCGTGGAAATGTTATTGGTGGTACCATAAAGGGCACATTTAGTGCACCTGGATCAAACACACAAGTTATGTATAACAATTCTGGTGTGTTTGATGGTTCACCTAATTTAACATGGGATGGATTGACTTTAACAGTACGAGGTGATATTGATGCTGATAATATACAGTCTAATACTGTAACTGCTGTAGGGACTATAATAGCAGGTAATGCTAATTTAGGTGATACAGCATCAGCAAATCATTTTATAAGTCTTGATATTAATACCGGTAATGCAACTGCTAATTTCTTTATAGGTAATGGTAGTCTATTAACTGGAATAGAACTTGCTAATATGGCTAACTATGCTAACTATGCTAATTTTGCAGGTGGTATTATTGGTGGTAATGCAGGACAACTATTAATTCAAACAGGTGTAGATACAACAGGATTTGCTAATGTTGGAAACGTAGGTGATGTACTTATAAGTGATAGTGCTAACGGTATATACTGGGCTAATGGTACAATTTCTGGTATTGCATTAGGTAATACACTAGCGGCGTTAAAAAATGGTAATTGGATATTATCAAATGCAAATGCATATAACGGTAATATAGATGTTCAATTTGATGTTGATGGATCAGTAACTGCTGATCCAGATAAAGTAGTAGTTCGTGATCCGGGTGGTAATGTCTTTGCAGAATATATTTTTGCTAACATATTGAATCCAGTAAGTGCTACAATAGATATAGCTAATTTGCATATATCAGGTGGTACAATAAACTATGTATTAACTACTGATGGTGCAGGTGCCTTATCATGGCTAGATGTGTCGGGAATTGTTGGTAGTAATCCTTTACCAGCATCTTCTGTAGTTGCTGCCGGTACTGATACACAAGTTCAATTTAATGATAACGGTAGTACTGCAGGACACGCAAACTTCACATGGGATAAAACAACAGAAACATTATTTGCTACTAATTATGAAGGTAATGGCTTTACATTAGAATGTACATCAGGTCCAAATGTATTAGGGCCAGTATTATGGGCACGTAATTTATTTGAAGGTACAGGCGGTGAAGTACCATATCAAGCACAACCTAATGTAACAAAATTTGTTCCTCCTGGAACAAATGGTGATGCGTTTATATCTACTGGTACAGGTTCTCCTAAGTGGGTAAAGGGGACAATTAGTGGTACACCAATTGGTCAAAATTTACCTAAACTATTACCTGGCAGTTTCTTAACAGGCTCTACTGGTTATGACGGCACATCAGGACAAACATTTAGCGTTGATGCTACATCTGCACCTACTGGAAGTAAAATTGTTGTTAGAAATGCATCAGGTAATATTGAAGCTAAAGGTATATCAGGTACAACAATAATATTGACAGACGCTACACCTAGTATATCTTACACAACAGGTGCAGCAATCATAACAGGTGGTATGGGTGTTGGTGGTAATATTATATCTAATGAAAATATTAGTGCTAAAAGTTTCTTTGGTAACTTTTACGGTAACTTTGTAGGTTCATTTGAAACGGACGCGCCTACAAAAACTGTATTGTTTATGGAGCCTGGCGGCAAAGTAGGTAATGATTCAAAGTTCTATTATGATAAATCACAAGAATCATTAGTTGCTCCTATCTTTAGGGGTCTAGGATCCGGATTAGATGATATACCAGGTAGTAATGTAACCGGTAAAGTGGCAACTGCAATTCTTGCAGATAATGCAACAAAAGCGGCCACAGCCGATCTTGCAACTAGAGCAATAAATTTTGACGGTGGTAGTGCAGGTGGAGTTGTATATCAAAAAGCAACCGGATCTACTGGAATAACATCCCCGGGTGATGCGGGTCAATTCTTAAAATCATCTGGTGGCGGAGCTCCTACATGGGCAGCAGGAACTATTTCTACAATTCCTTTAGGTGATAACTTAAAAACATTGACATTTGGTACAGGGTTTGAAAAATCTGGTTCAACGTACATAGGTAAAGATGCACTTACTATTGCAGTAGATTTAGATGTAGCAGGTACTGCTGATAAAATTGTCAAACGTAAATCAGACGGTGGTATTAATGCAAGTGGTGAAAGTAATTTAGGTGATAAAGTTACAGCTAAGTTGTTTGTTGGTGATATACAAGGTAGTATAACTGATGCAGTTAATGCAACGTTTGCAGGCACTGTTAAAACAGCGGATCAGCCTAATATTACTGCAGTCGGAACTCTAACTAAGTTAGCTGTAACAGGTGGAATAACATCGGGCGGCACAATTGAAGGTAAATCATTTATCGGTAACGGCTCTGGCCTTACTAACATCAAAACTGCAGATGTTGCAAATCTTGTAGTAGGTTCGAATGTATCAGGTAAGGTTGCAAGTGCAACTTATGCTGATACTACCGGAGCGTCACTGAGTGCGGCAAACATATTAGGCGGAGTCTTTGGCTCAATACCTTATCAGAATGGTGTTAGTACTACAGCTATGCTTGCCCCCGGAACAGCAGATCAGGCATTAATATCTGGTGGTACTGGTGCCGCCCCTAAATGGGTAGCAGGAACTATATCTGGTATTAAATTAGGTAAAGATTTAAAAGACCATTCGAATGGTGCATACATAATAGGTGGTAAGTACAATGGAAGTGGTGATATAATTTGGTCAGTCGATGCAGTATCAGGAAATACAGCTAATAAGATTGTATTACGTGATACAAGTAGTAACTTTGAAGCAGGTAACATTACTGCTGTACAATTCATTGGTAATCTTAAAGGTAATATATCAGGTGGTGGTGATACGACGGTTATATATCAAACTGCAAAAGATACTACTGCGTTTTTAACTAAAGGACAACCAAATCAAGTATTGACTATGGCTCCTTCAGGTACAGGTTTGGCATGGACATTACCTCAGATATCTGGTGTAGGTTTAGGTGGCACATTGAAAAACTTAACAGCTGGTTACGGCCTTGCTGGTGGTTACTATAATGGTACAGGTGACATTACATTTACAGTTGATTCTACCCCATTAGCATTAGCAAATAGAGTTGCAAATCGTGATAGTACCGGAAGTATGTATATGAATGTTGCATATGCAATAGGATTAAATGCAGGAAGTGCATCAGCTGCAGGTACAATTACTGGTAATTGGGTGTTGTCAAGTGGATCTAAATTAATGGCAACATACTCTGACTTAGCAGAATACTACGCAGGTGATAAAGATATTGAATCAGGTACTGTAGTAGAATTTGGAGGTGATAATGAAATCACTACTTCAATGACTCCAATGTCAGCAAAAGTAGCCGGTATTGTAACAACTGCTCCAGCATATGTAATGAATAGTAATATTGATTGTGAATTCCCTGTATCATTAGCATTGCAAGGTCGTGTACCTTGCAAAGTAGTGGGTGATATTGCCAAAGGTGATATAATGGTTAGTGCAGGCAACGGTAGGGCAATGGCATGCAGTCAGCCTATCATGGGTTCAATAATAGGTAAGAGTTTAGAGAATTTTACCGGCACAGAAGGTATAGTTGAAATTGCAGTTGGTAGACTATAAAGGAAAAAAGATGATAACTATTGAGATTTTACAAAAAATATGTCCTAAAACAAGAACTAGCATATTAGAAACATATGCGATGCCACTACATGAAGTAGCAGAGTATTATGATATGTACACTAATCCTAAACGTGTGGCAGCATTTTTAGCTCAAACAGCACACGAATCCGGTGGATTTAATTTTGTAAAAGAGAACTTGAACTATAGTGCTAAAGGATTAATGGGTACGTTCAAAAAGTATTTTCCTACAGAAGATTTAGCAAGACAATATGAACGTCAGCCAGCTAAAATCGCTAACAGAGTATATGCAAATCGTATGGGTAATGGACCAGAAGAATCAGGCGACGGCTACAAATTTTGTGGTCGTGGTTTAATTCAATTAACCGGTAAACAAAACTATACCAAATTTGCTGAAGATTTGGGTATTAGCTTAGAAGATACAGTGGCATATTTAGAAACATCAGCAGGTGCAGTAAGTAGTGCGGGATGGTTTTGGGATAACAATAACTTAAATCAATATTGCGATAAAGATGATTTTGTTACATTGACAAAACGTATCAACGGTGGAACTATTGGTTTAGAAGATAGAAAACATCACTACGAAATTGCATTACATGCATTAGGCGCACATTAATATGGCACAACCAGTTTGGATAACTAATGCAGGAAGTCTAGGTACTTACCCGTCTAATTCAGTCATATCTATTCCGGTAAGTGCTCAGGCAGTATTACCTGCTACTTCAGTCACTTACAAATTATTAAGCGGTAGTCTCCCTGCAGGCGCAAACGTTTCTATAAATAAGAATGGTTTAATAACTGGTATATTAGATAGTGTAGCTGTTAATATAAATTATACTTTCACTATAAGATGCACGGATGACAAATTTAACCTCACTGATAGAACATTCTCTATCACTACATCCGCTGCCGCTGAACCTAAACTGACTACCCCAGCTGGTAAGATTTTGCAAACGTTCGATAGTAAGTGGGTAGACATTCAATTAAATTATACCAATCCAGTAAGTACTAATACAGTAGTTATAACAAAAACTAGTGGCTTGCTTCCTCCTGGTTTGGAAATTAATGAGACAGGAAGAATCAGAGGGTATCCTGCTCCTCCGGTTAATGCTTCAAATGCGCCTACTACAAAAACATATAGCTTTACCGTATCGTTAGCGAGCCCATTAGGCAATGACGTAAAAATTTATTCAATAACTGTTAACAATTGGAATTTATCTAATCCTGGAAAAACAAGGGTACCGGCAATACTGAACTTAAATCCAGCAACATTTAATATAAGCCCAACTGACTCGTATTATGATTACTATATAACATCTAATTATATTCCCACAGTTACTAGTAGTGACTTCTTTTCATTTAAAATATTAGGTAAAGATTTTGATGGATCAAATTTATATTATGATTTTAGAGGTCTACCATTAGGTTTGACAGGTGATACTAATACAGGCTGGATTACAGGTAAACCAGTTTTGAATTCAACTGGTATCTCTCAATTTAGTTTTACTGTAAGTGTTCAAAAAGCTGACACCAGGTCAATTGCATCCCCGTACCAACCATTCTTAATTACTGTAAGTAATAATGTTGTAAATGATGTAGTATGGATAACTGAAGAAGATTTAGGTTACATTTCTAATGGTGCTATCAGTGATTTGTATGTAAACGCAGACTCACAATATGCATTGTCATACAGATTGATTAGTGGTGACTTTCCTCCTAACCTAACATTATCTTCAAACGGTGAAATTATAGGTAGAGTAGCCCAACAACCTAAAACTACTATGATGGAAGAAGGTGATACTTCTGAGTACATATTTTTAATAGAAGCGTTTTCTCCTACCTATCCTTTATTAGCAATACAAAAACAATTTAAATTAACAATTCGTATTGATTATCCTGCAGTTTATGAAAACTTGTACTTCAAAGCCACACCTAGTCTAAATGATAGAGATGTGTTGAATACATTATTAGTTAATGATGAACTTATACCACCTGAATATTTGTATAGACCAACCGACCCTTACTTTGGTAAAGCAACTAATGTGTCATATGTACATGCATATGGAATGAATTCTAGTTCAATAGAAAGTTACATTGACGCTGTGCAGAAGAATCATTACTGGAGACAAGTTATCTTGGGTGATCTTAAAACAGCAGTAGCAAAAGACAAAAACGGTAATGTGATATATGAAGTCGTTTATAGTCAAGTAGTTGATGAGTTAGTCAACAGTCAAACAGGTGTAAGCGTACCACCTGAGATATATTGGCCCAAGTATATTGACTTAAACTTAGGTCCATGGCAAATTAGTAGTACAAAAATCTTCACTAGTTTTGAAGAAGTATTAGGGCAAGATTACACAACAAGTTTAACACCGGGACAAGTTAGAAAACTTTACCCTGCTAGTTTTAAAAACATGCGAGAAGAAGTATCGTCTATCATTGGTAATAACTACAATGTAGATTTACTTCCTAAATGGATGACTACTCAACAGTCTAATGGTGTTATTTTGGGATACATTCAAGCGTGGGTAATATGCTATACATTACCTGGCTACTCTGATACTATTAAAGAAAATATAGTCAACAATTGGGATTATCGTATCAATAGAATTAACTTCCAAGTTGACCGATATCTTGTAGATAAAACTGCAACATTTGACTACAACAATTACTTGTCACCTGCTCAATGGAATGAATTACCTAGCGGTACTCCTGAGCCTAACCCATTAGATATTAATGACTTTGCTGTATTGTTCCCGCAGAAAACTATTTTACCAAAGCAAGTTGACTACTAAATACAATATCGGAATAATATTATGAGTACAATTGACACAAACGGAATAGACCCAAATTACCCAGTACCCGGAGTAAACAATAGCTCCCAAGGTTTCAGAGATAATTTTTCTAGTATTAAGGTTAACTTAGATACTGCTGCCACTGAGATTACAGATTTACAAAACAAAGTAGTTGTAAAGTCTGCATTAACCGGATCAGTAGTTGATAACAACATGGCTAACACATTGATTAGCAATGCTTTAGTGAGAAGCTTTAGAGCAACCACATTTAATTTAGGTAATAACATATCAGGCACAGCGACTATTGATGTAAGTAAAGGTGACGTACAATATGGTACAATCGTAGCTAATACTACTCTTAACTTTGGCGGATGGAGTCCTTCTAGTACACAAAGCAATGTGCAATTACAATTAACTGTTGCTAATGCTAATGCTGTAGTTTCTTTCCCTGTTACTACTAATGATGCTAATGCAAAACCAGTATTAGGTATGACAAAAACAGCATCGCTATTAGAAAATTATACAAGTAACTTAGCCACACCTATTGCTAATTCAGTATATACTAATAAAATTACTGCACCATACAATACAAAGAATCTATCGTATAACATCACTACAACCGATTGCGGTGTAACACTAGATATTGAACCATTAACTCGCCCACAAAAAACAACACAAGTAACTGGTAATAGAACTATAACTGCTATTGGTGCACAGGGTGACTTACCCGGTGCGATAGCTACTGATGGTGCTAACTTGTATTTTTGTACAGGTACATATGACGGCTCTACTGTTATATGGAAAAAAGTTACTCTAGGTAGTGTGTAATAAATACCTAATGCAACATCCCTTCATACATAACTTAGAAGATAAAACTATAGACGAATTGCAGAAAACTATTTCTCAATTGAATTCTAGGTTATTTCAAGCTAGTAGAACACTACACCCTACGTTGGTTCCGCAAATACAAATGGCATTAGAAAGCTATAATGCAGAGTACACCCGCCGTATAGATGAAGTATACAAGAAACAAAATTTAGAAAACAAAATTAACATTACCAAATCATAATGACAGCTAGAATTAATAGAAGTTTTGACTTCCAAACAGGCGTACACTTCAGTGATGATTTTTTTATGAACTTGTACGATGTAGATATTGACTTTATGGTAGAATCAGAATCTATAAGAGAACAAAACATTGCACTAGAACGAATAAAATACTTCTTACAAGAAAGTATTGAGAATTGCATCTTTGTACAAGACACTGAAACAATAGCTATTGAAAAATATGCTGAAGCTAACATGAAGGTCTGTATACTACCAGAAGAACCGTATGACCAAATCATAGGCATCATGCTTATGGTAAAACTAAACGCTATCACAGAGGGTAGATTATCTATCACTGACCTTTCTATCTGTAGTAAAATGAGTGATGGTGTACGTTGTCTACATGGATATGATGAGAATACCGGGCCATTCAAGTTACCCGGATGGTGGCATGATAGTAACACTAAAATTTCTAATCTATTATCTAATAGCAAAAACAAGAAGATTCTTAAATTGTCCAAACCACCTGTTGATTGGGAAGACGTTTTTTTGGGTTGGGAAGAGAAACCACAATTGGGTAAAAGCACACCAAGCGCAGAAATAGTTTTTGGCATATTTGACAACAAAAATAAATAACCATAATAGTTGATTATTACAATTAACTATGCTATCATATGGTATGCATGTAGATAAACATAGTAGGCAAATTCTAACTGAACAAGATTTATGCAATCTGTATATGTCTGATCCTACACGTTCAATCAGAAATGCATTAGTTGATACTACTATAGATTTTTCAGATATATTGGGTATTACAAATTTACCTACAATTACTCAATATCAACCTGAAGATATATCAACAATCGAATTTGATAATCGTAGTCAGAACAATTGGAATATGCCAACTGAATATAGTGAGTTAGATATCGCTAAATTTGTGTTGGACCAATGTAAAACTGAAGAAGAATTACAACGTGCGGGAAAAGAACTAATAATGTTTCAAGAACGGGAGATGTTCCCGCTGTTACAATATTTAAAGTATCTCGTAGATACAATGCGTAAGAATAATGTAATTTGGGGAGTAGGTAGAGGAAGTAGTGTATCTAGTTATGTTCTTTACCTAATAGGAGTACATAGGATAAATAGTTTGTTCTACGACCTTTCTATAGACGAATTTTTAAAATAAGGAGAAAAATCATGTCAATGTACAAATCAGCAAGAGGTAAAACAATTGATATGTCCACATTAGCTACAAAGAATGAAAAGACACGTGCTGTGGGCAATATGAATGTTAATGCAAGAGGGGATATTATTGATCCTCATGGTAAGATAGTACGTGATTCTACTAATAGAATCAAAAACTCTTACAATAAAACAGTTACTACTGCTCCTAACAATTTGAATCGATCACCTATTGAAGCAGATAAAACAATCGATAAAAACGAGTTGACTGCTGAAGAATTAGAATTTGAAGAAGATGATGACGAGGAAATTAAAAAGTGAAATTAGCATTTGAACCACATAGATTCAACAAGGATCAATTTAAACCATTAGGTGAACATGTCATTGTATATGACATGACATTTGATGAACGTATCACGCACAGTGGTATCATTTTACCAAACGATGATATGAAGTCATCAGGTATCAGACCTCGTTGGGCGCAGATTTATGCAGTAGGACCCGATCAAACTGATCCTGAATTAGTTCCGGGTAAATGGATCTGTATATCACACGGAAGATGGACTCGAGGTGTCGATATTGAAGATGAAACGGGCAAACACACCATACGCAGAGTAGATATTAATGATATACTACTTGTAAGTGACGAGCCCGTCTACGATTTAACAATGAGTGACAAAGTATAAAGGAACACAATGATAAACTGGTTAAGATTAAAACTACATAATTTTATTTTTCCACAGGATATTAATGAGGTGGTAGAATCAAAACATCCTTCTACTAGAAGAGGTGTTGCCCTTGTTAGTCGCGGCTCACACCTCGATAGTAGAGGTATGAATTTTACAATTCATATGGCTAATGGTGGTTATGTATTGGAGTATTCATCGTATAATGAGAAAACAGACAGGCACGATACCGCACTACATATTATCAATAGTGAAACTGATTTAGGTCAAGGTATTGCACACGTTATTACATTGGAAATGTTAAAAAAATGAAGAATCAACTATGGGTTGAGAAGTATCGTCCTAATATAATTGAGGACTATGTTTTTGTAGATGACAATCAACGACAACAGGTTACTGGCTGGGTTAAGACTCAGAGTATCCCTCACTTGTTGTTGAGTGGTGAGCCAGGTACAGGTAAGACCACACTAGCAAAAATATTGATTAATGAACTAGGTATTAATGAATACGATACACTAGAAATCAATGCTTCACGTGAAAATAGTGTTGACGTTGTACGTGACAAAATTTTAGGATTTGTGCAAACAATGCCATTTGGTAAGTTTAAAGTCGTATTATTAGATGAAGCTGATTACTTGACCCCAGCTGGTCAGGCAGCATTGCGTAATGATATGGAAGCGTATCATATGACTGCACGATTCATTCTAACATGTAACTATCAGCATCGTATTATACCAGCACTTAAGAGCAGATGTCATGAGTTTCACATCACAAAGACAGACAGAACAGAGTTTACTACACGTGCGGCAAAAGTGTTGTTAACTGAGGGTGTTGAATTTGATTTAGATGTATTGGATAACTATATACGTGCTACATATCCAGACTTACGTAAGTGTTTGAATCAACTTCAAGTCAACAGTAGTACTGGTAAACTTATCAATACATCCACTACAACAGACGGAGAAGACAGTTTGTTAGCAGAAGCTACACAGTTGTTTAAGTCCGGTAAGATTATTGAAGGTCGTCAACAACTACTTCAATATCTTGCGTTGTATCCAAGTCGTATTGAAGATACATACAGATGGATGTACGAAAATTTAGATTTGTGGGGAAATTCACAAGAACGCAAAGATGCGTCAGTTATTATAATTCGTAATGGTTTGGCAAACTTAAGTCTTGTGGGTATTCCAGAAATCAATCTAGCAGCCACAATTATTGAACTTACCAGTTAAGGAAAAACATGAGATATTTTTTAGTTACATATACCACCAAAGCAGGTGGACAGATCGATGAAGTTGTTAGTGTTAGTAAAAATACTAGACCAAATGACATTCAGACTTGTAATGTGATTATGGATTACAAGAATCGGAGAGTAGATAAGTGTGTTATTGAAGGAAAGAAAGTAGATACTGATTGGGAAAAGTTAGATGCCTATTATAGGCAATTATACCCTAACATTATTGAACGGTTAGAAGCAGAAGCTAAAACATAAAAGAGGGCTTTCGCCCTCTTTTTTATAAGTACAATTTAAGTACATGCTCAATTATCTTGTGTCTTTGAACATCTTTCAGTTCAAAGTGGCACTGTTGCAACCCTGGAATCACCCCCTTCCTCAATCGATTTTGTAAGTCTAGTAGCCCATTGTCGGCTGTTTTTCTATCGGCTTGTTCAATGTCGCCAGTAATTACAATCTTACTACCAACGCCGATTCTAGTCATAATCATTTTGAGTTGACCAGGTGTTGCATTTTGAGCTTCATCTAATATTATATAGCTATTTTTAAAGTTTCGACCTCGACAGAATGCTAGGGGTGCAATTTCAACTATCTGTTCTTCTAGCATGTGGGCGATTTCCGCTGCCGTATAATATTCACGTAAAACATCAAGTAAAGGTCTTGTCCATGGTTCCATCTTTTGATTAAGATCACCTGGCAAGAATCCATGCTTTTCATCGTCTACACCCACTGCCGGGCGTGTTAAGATAATACGATCTACCTCACCTGCTTTTAATGACTTAATAGCAGCCAGCATTGCAAGATACGTTTTACCTGTCCCAGCCGGTCCTCCAACCACAACTATATCAGTATCTTTATCTAAAAGAGCTAGAATGTATTTTTCTTGATTTAAAGATTTGGGTACCAGTTGTATCGGTCTACGGTCTAGTTTGATGCGACTTTGGTCAAAATTGATTGTTTTGCTTTCTTGTTTATAGAATGTTTGTGGATCATGTTTTTTACTGTGTGAATAACGTGTGTCTTGTTCTTGTTTGCGTAATGCGCCTGTTTTGCGTTTGCTCAAAGTATTCTCCTTTGTATCGAGCCGAGTTCTCATAACACTCAAGTCTATTTACATCCATATGGATCATGCAATATAGAGTAGTTTTTAAGTAATGAAAAACGATAAATATTAGGCTCAGTCCGTTTTTTGATTATCAATACAATGTGTTGATAAAAGATAAATACTAATTATGAGCAAACTTCCAGCAGACGATTTCTTTACCAACATTGATTACCCTAGTATTATAGATACTGTCAAGGGTATATATACCAGTGATGCTTCCATTAACACTTTATTAGATTTTGAACGTGTTTTGGATGAAGCTGACTTGTATGCATACAAAAACTGGGGACTAGGTGAACTAGTAGACGGTCCGGACAGTAAACGATATAGTGTTTCTTGCATTTTTATGTATCCTGAAAAACTAATGCCAGACCCAAGAGGTGGCAAACGTTTAATAAATTTAGGATGCACTATACAGTTTAAGAAAACTACAATTAAAGTACCAGTAGATATAAAGACTCCTGAAGACTATAAACCAGGAACACATTACCCTAAACTAACTGAGCGCATGGTTTGGTTAGTTAGAATTGAAATCCCTAGAGAATTGATGAATGATATCCGTGAGGGTAGTATTGATTTAGCAGACCAAACTATTGACCTAGAAGAACTAGATAGTGCATACGATGATGATTTAGATAAAGAAGGTTTAGAGGGTGAAGAGGGCAAAGCACCCGCAGATCAAATGGGAGGCATGCCAGCACCCGGAGGACCTGCATTACCAGTAGGCGGACAAATTCCCCTAGGCGGAGGTCTATAATGAGAAAAATTATTAATGAAACATTAGATTACCATGATTTAGAAAACATGGTAGTACCTATAGCAACAATAGATAAGTATGAAGCTAAAATGGGCGATGATGACGAAATCGTTACAGTGACTTTCACGGTTAAGGGCAAACAAGTTGCAGAAGATTTAGTAGATTGGTTAGAGCGTGGTTATGACTATGTACTAGATGCACAAACAAGCGAAGGTGAAGTAAGTCCAGGCAAATATTTAGTATTTGTTGAAATGGATCGTAGAACAAGAACACCTGAACGTATTATTGAAATGATAGAAGATATGGATACATTAACTGATCTTTCTTTAAAAGATTGGTCTGTAATCATTGACGAAGAAGAACATGAAGTTACTGTGGAATTATTAAAATCTAAAATAATACTAAGTCCACATGAGTATAGAAAATTAAAAGAAACGGATCTCAATGAGATGCGTAGTCGTGCTGGATTAGAACCGCACAATGTGTATTTTGAAAAAGATAACATACTAAAAGATTTTATAGCAAAAGCTGGATTATAAGGAGAACATAATGGCGCAAACGCTACTAGCAAGAAAATCGGGACCACAAGACAATACAATTGCAAAAGATGACGATCACTATGAGCAATTAGCGGCAGATCCTACTGTTAGTGAGTTCTCGAAAAATAGTAGTTTTGGAGGTTCAAGTAATGCATTCAGTACATCAGCAATCGGTAGTTCAACAGGAGACTTTGGCTCATTTGGTTCACCAACCACAAACAATTTTGGATCACAACCATATGGCAGCAGAGGCGGCTTTGGTAGCAATTCAAACTTTGGAGCGGGAGCGAATTCATCTGGATCGACACCAAATCTTACACAAGCAGGATCAAATGCCGCACAAGGGGCAGACGTATTAGTAGCTAATGACAATACTGATTGGATTAACAAAAAATGGCGTCCAGTTATGGGCTGGGTATATATGTTAACTTGTACAGTTGACTTTGTTATATTCCCGGTATTATGGAGTTTATTACAAGCATTAAGTAAAGGTTCAGTAACAAGCCAGTGGCAACCATTAACATTACAGGGTGCTGGTCTTTACCACATTGCTATGGGTGCAGTTCTAGGTATCGCCGCGTACGGTAGAACAAAAGAAAAAATTGAGGGTAAATCTTAATTTGACTTTTAACACTAAGGTGTTATAATTATC